CGCCAGGGCCTTTCATGCCCCCGACAATTTCAAAGTCCAGATTGGCGACCATGAACGGATACTTGGGATGTCGGCGCGTAGGACAGCGCCGTATTTTATAGCCCAGATCTTCTGCGGCCAACTCCGCAATCATCGGCTCCAACTTGCTGCCTATCCGCTGTGCCTGCGATTCCTCATCGGTGTAGCGTGGCAACTCGCCGTGGAGCTGATAGTACAACTCAAGCGGGGACTTGTATGGTGAGACTCCCGCCACGATCGGGGCATCACTACTACCAAGGCTTGACTCACGTTCACTCTTCTGTTTATCTGTCAGCATGTTCCTGCACCTCCGCCGAAAATACGGCCACTTGTACGGATAACAGACACATCGACTCCGGCATGCCTGGATTTGCGACCCATAAATCCCTCGCCACATCCTCAATCGCCTGGATACGCGCCGCGCTGGCTGGCATGCCAGCAATCGCTTGACCCACGGCGGCAAACCAGGTAATTCGCTCATCAGCTAAATACACCGGAGGCCGTTGCTGCCGCAGTTCATCGATCATGTCCTGTAGCACGTCACTCATGATGGTCCTCTCGTTTCGCGTCATACTGCCGATCCGCCTCATCTGCCCGGCAGGCCGCGCAGGGGTATGATTCGTCATGCTCCTCACACACCCGCGCCTCGTCGGGGAGCTGAAATAAATATTCAGGCAAACTCACGCCGTCACCTTTCCTTTCAACGCCTGCTCAATCTTCTTCGCCGCCTGCTTAGCCAGTGTGCTGGCTCGGCGGTGCGTACACGCCTTGGTGCGATGCGTGCTGGAGACATTGGGGAAGGACATGGCCTAGAGTACCTTCCTCAGGTTAGGCCGATACGGGCCATAGACGGGCTGATGCTGCCAGTACTTCCTGCGCTGCCGTTGCGAGTACCAATCGGTCACGAGATGCCAGGCCAGGTACAGACCAGCCCCGACGCCCCACCAGGCCAACATGGTTATGAATAAGCTGTACATCATCGTCGTGCTCCTTTCGTAGGTGTGAGAAAATGGCGCTCAAGAATTACTCTCACCACATTCGAGATATTCCCGTAGCTGCCCGCCTCCTCGACTAACCGTCCCCGTAATACTGCACTGACTCGCACTGCAATCCGTGTCGTCTTGATCGTGCTCATAACGTCCTCCATACGCGCACTGTCTCACATGTCTAACTATCCAGTCAAGAACTATTTACAACTTTTATGGCCCTAGTAATATCACTTACGTTTCCTGCCTCGCTTTAGTAAGCCTCTGAGATGACGCCGATCCAGTAGAATTGAGCGTATCCAGTTTGAATATTTGTATACTTTATCCAAACCCAGCATCCAGATTCAGTGACCGGCGTATAGGATTCCATGAATCTTTCAACGGAAGTTTTTCTGGCCATTTACTCACCTCAATAGAAAGCCCGCTGATCGGTGTGGTGGCACCAACCAGCGGGCTCCATATCCGCGAATGCGTTGCCGCATCCGAGGAATTTCAGATCCTGCCACCACAGGAATATAAAAGTATTCTATGTTGATCTATTTATCCTGTCAAGCTCATTGGTAAAATTCGTGCTGGCGATAGGCGAGAACCATTATAGCAATTTCTCGCTTGACTTCCTTCCTCCACTCTTTTAATATCATCGCGCACCGTGGAATCATATTCATGGCTATCTCCAGAGGATCAGGAGTTGCCAGTGATCCATCTGCCAAAACCAATGATCCGGCTCGTGAGCTAACGATGCCCATCACGTTCCTCGCGTCAGTGAAGTCGTTTCGCTCTGACCATGAAGGCGAGTCGGTCTTATCATTTTCGATCCCCGCATCGCATAAAGCGCAGGCGAGTGCGACCAGTGATCTTATCGAACAAGTCGTATCCGTGACAGTATGCAGTGCTGGCGAGTTGAAGCAGGGCGCGAAGGCGCGATTGAAAAAGTAGAATAAAATGGCGCAATCCAACAAAGGCGGCAAGCGTCCGAACTCAGGCCGGAAGAAAGGCGTGCCGAATAAGGTCACGCAGCAAGTTCTCGATAAGATTCTGAAGTCCGGCGATATTACCCCACTCGAATATCTCCTCAAGGTCATGCGTTCTCCCGAGCCTGTGCAGCGCGAAGGAGAATCCGCGAAGGTCTACGCGATGCGGTATCGCACCTGGACAGAGCAGAGCTTTGAAGCGGCAAAGGCCGCTGCGCCTTACGTGCATCCGCGCCTAGCAACGATTGAGAACGTCGGCAAGGACGGGGGACCGATGCAACACAAGATCATCGTGGAACTGGTCTGATGACCGCGACCGCCATCAAAATTCAGCTTCCAAGGAAACTCGGCTTTCTTCTTGAACCCCATCGGTACAAAATTGCAAAAGGCGGGAGGGGAGGCGTCAAGAGCTGGTCGTTCGCACGCGCTCTCCTGCTGCTTGGATCGAAGACACCATTGCGCATTCTCTGTGCGCGTGAAGTACAGAAGTCTCTCAAAGAGTCTGTGCATCAACTCCTCGTCGATCAAATCCAGGAACTCCAACTTGAGGATTTCTACCAAGACCTTGAGCATGAGATTCGCGGACTCAACGGCACGCTCATTATTTTCTCAGGGCTTTCCGAGCACACCGTTTCCTCGATTAAATCCTTTGAGTCGATCGACATCGTATGGGTGGAAGAGGCGCAGACCGTGAGCGGGAAATCGTGGGATATTCTGATCCCCACGATCCGCAAGGAAGGCAGTGAAATCTGGCTGTCCTTCAACCCGGAACTTGACACTGACGAAACGTATGTGCGCTTTGTCGAGCATACGCCGCCCAATGCGATGCTGGTGCACACCACCTACCGTGACAATCCCTGGATGACGCCAGAGCTTGAAGCGGAACGTGCGCATGACGAGGCCACGAAGAAGCCAGAGGATTACGCGCACATCTGGGAGGGACAGTGCCGGTCGGCCCTTGCAGGGGCGATCTTTGCGAACGAGGTCGCGCAGATGGTGCAGGAGCGCCGGATCTGCAAGCTGCCGTATGATCCGCGGCTTAAAGTGCATACCGTATGGGACATGGGCTACAACACGGATAACATGTCAGTCGGGCTGATCCAGCGCGGCCTATCAGAAGTGCGCATCATCGACTACATGGAAGAGCGGTACAAAACAGTGGACTGGTTTGCGGCGGAGTTGACGAAGAAGAATTACAACTGGGGTTTTGATTTCCTCCCGTGGGATGCGTGGGTCGAGTCACGGCAGACGGGCAAGAGCGATGCGCAGATGTTGCAGCGTTTCGGGCGTCGGCCCAAGCGCGTCCCTAACGTGCCAGACGCAGAACAATCTCGTATCCGGTCGCTCCGTGGTCTCTTTCCGCAGATCTATGTCGATGAAGTCAAGGGTGCGCGATTGGTGGAGTGCTGGAAGCGGTATCGGCGGAATGTCCCGCGACACGGTGAGCCATCGACGCCGATACACGATCAGTATTGTCACGGTTGCGATATGAGTGGATATATGTCGCTCATCGTGACTCAAATGACGAATGAGGATCTGGGACGGCAGCCCGCCTATGCGATTGACACTCCCAGCCCGCATGCGTCCATGGGAGTCTTTGGCGCATGACTAGACGAGCTGGATTCAGCGTAGTGAACGGACAGGTGTTTGTTGAGGATACGATCGAATGGAGCCACGGCCACGTCCCATGCCTTACGGAGAGGATTGACGATGAATGATCTCATGGACGTTGGATTGCCTGAGTCGGTGCAGTCGATGCTTGACGAGAACACGCAGCCTGACCGAGATCAACTCCACGCGACGATTCAAGCGCTAACGACGGTGCTGATTGACCGGCGCTCTCGCTATACACAAGGCCGGGCGCTGGCTGGCATTGAGGACATTTGGAGGAAAGCCGAGGACAACTACGCCTGCATCGATGCGTCAACGGGTGTCCAGAGCGCGGTCTACCGTCCACGCTACACGAAAGCGCAGACGCCTGACGGCCCTATCACGCGCAATGATGCGCCATCGCAGCTGTCATCGAAGGCGAACGTCTTTGAACGGTTGACCGCTCGCTATGTCGATGCCGGCCACGCCAAGATTTGCGAAATCGTGCTAGCCAGGAATGCCAAGTCGTTCAGTTTGGATGCCACGCCAGACCCAGACCTGATGAAGTCCAAGCAGGATCTTCAACAGGTGATGGCCGGCGGGCAGCCGTTGGAGCGCGATCCTCGCCCAGACGAATTGGTACCCCCGGATCCTACTAATCCACTTGCGCAGCCCGCGATGAATCCAGATCAGCCGCCCGCGTCGATGCCAGGGAAGCCGTTGACCGTTAAGGATATCGCGGATGAGCGGATAGCCCAGGCGCATGCGGCGGCCAAGAAGATGGAGCAGATTATTTATGATTGGATGATCGAAGGACACTGGCGCAAGCATATGAAGAGCGTCCTGCATTATGCGTCCAAGCTCGGCGTAGGGATTCTCAAGGGGCCTTTTCCCGAGATGCGCAAGGGGAGGGTCGTCACGCAAGAGACCAATGACAAAGGCGATACCACGATCGTTCTGCAAATCCAGGAGAAGCTCAAGCCAGGCTTTCGGTGCGTGCCTCCGTGGGACTTCTTCCCCGATCCTGATTGCGGGAACGACATTCAGAACGGGCAAGGCGTTTTCGAGCGCGGGTATCTGTCGGAGCGGCAGTTAGAGGCCTTGAAAAAGATTCCAGGCTATTTCGAGGAGCACGTCAATCAGGTGATCGGCGAAGGTCCAGGCAAGAAGTATCTGGCGACCGATAATCAGCATACCCAGATGAGGTTCAAGGACGAACGCTACGAAGCCTGGTATCACACTGGCTGGTTGACGCAGATCGAGGTGAAGGCGCTGAATCAGTACATGCGGCTCCCGCAGGACAAGCAATCACAGCAACTGCCTGAAACACCAGAGAAAGTCTCGTGTGTCGTCACCCTCGTCAACGATGTGATTATCCATTGCGCGATCAATGGGCTAGAACAATCTGGCGATCTGCCCTATCGCACGGTGGCATGGACTCCACGAGAAGGCTCCTGGGACGGGGTGGGTGTGGCGGAGCAGGTGTTCTATCCGCAAGACCTCATTAACGCGGCCAGTAACGCGATGGTGAATAACGCGGGAGTGTCGTGCGGCTCACAGATTATCATGCAACGTGGCGTCGTGGAGCCAGCCGGGAAGAACAAGAACGACTACACCATCCACGGCGACAAGCTCTGGTGGATGTCTCCTGATGCGGCCATCGATGACGTAAGGAAAGTCTTTGCCGTGTTTCAAATTCCCAATGTCACGCCTCAGATGTTGAGCATCATCATGCACGCCTACCGTGTGGCCGAGAACTCATCGAACATCCCGCTCATCTCGCAGGGCCAATCTGGGCCGACTACACCGGAGACGTTCGGTGGGCAGCAACTCCAAAACAATAACGCGAATCAATTACTGCGTGCGGTCGGTGGGACGGTGGATACCGACGTGACAGAGCCGTTGGTGGAGAACCTGTACGAATGGGGCATGTTGGACCCGTCTGTGCCCAACGAGGCCAAGGGCGATTTTCAGACCAGCGCGAATGGGTCGAGCGCGTTGGTCGAGCAGTACATTCAAGATCAATTCATTTTGCAGGAAGCCCAGTTCGTGAAAGATCCCGCTTTCGGGATCAACCCGAAGAAGTGGTATGCGGATCTCAGGCGGTCTCGGCATCTCGATCCTAAGGATGTGCAGTACACTGAGGAAGAGCAGGCGAAGCTCGCGCAAGTGCCGCCGCCGAAACCGCCACAGGTGCAGGCGGCTGAAATCCGTGCGCAGGTGGATATCCAGAAGGCGAAGATGGATACTGATCGTGACACGGCCTACGTCAATGTTGAGAATCAGCGGACCCAGATCGACCACGATGCGAAGATGGCCGAACTGAATCTCAGATTGCAGCTGGCGCAATTGGATTATGCCAACAAGCGGCAGATCAGCTTGGAGCAGGTGAAGTCGGAAATTGCGCAGACCACGATGAAGCTGGCGGTCACCAAAGAGCTTGCCGCGCATAATCGCGTCCAATCGGATCAAGCGATTGCTCCGGCTATCGAGCCATCAGGAAAGGCGGAAACGGGTCATGCGTTTGAGCAATAAGAAAGGTGCCCATGTTCTGCCCCCGTTGTGAACGTCCACTCTCTGACAAGAACGCCAGCCGTCGCAAGACGGATCTGTGCCAGCGTTGCGCCGTGGCTAGATCTGGTCGAAAGGGCTGGCTGCACAAGATTCGTTCAGGGATGCAGCAGGCCAAGCGCAGGGCAGGCGTGCGGAAGATTATGACGATTCTGAAAGGATTGCCGTAGATGGCTGAACCAGCGAAGCACGATCCATCGCCTACGCCTGAGCGCGTGAAGAGCTACGGGGCCAGGGAGGACGGCACGCCGAAAGGCCCTGGCTTCTTCGGCGAGGTGCCGCGCCTGGACGATCCCGAGATGTTTAGCGGTGAACTGAGCGCAACCGGCGACCTGAAGACGCCTGACGGTAAGCCGGTGCTGTTTGGGCAATGTAGATCCATGTATAACGCATCAGGTTATACGTGCTATGGAGGGTGATGACGGTAAGAGAGATGGAGGACTCGATTTATCAAAAGGCGCAAGACTTCGCCTCCAAACGTATCGCGCAGGGACTCTCCCCGTTCGCTGGGCACGGAGAGCAAGTCCCTTTGCCGATATCGCAGGGCGAATCGTTCAGCCAAGGCTTTCAAGAAGAATCCGCGAAGCTGAAGCCATGAAGAAAGGCTTGACATTTGACTCGTCATACGATATGTGGTTGGTATGATTGAGTTGACCGCGGCGGATCGACTCTCGCCCGTCTGGAAAAAGGTGGAGGCCCATTGCCAGGAACGAATTGTAGCCCTTCGATTCAAGAACGACAGCTCGCTCCCCGAGGGGGCCACATCGTTTCTCCGAGGGGAGATTCACGCGCTGAAGTCGCTGGTCGGTCCGGAGACAGTAGAATGACCGATCCTCACCGTCAAAGCCTCATCGAATTGATGAACAAACTCGAACACATGAAACGCGACCAGTTACGTAAGTTGGAGGATATCAAGCACACGGTTCAACTCTTACTCAATAGCTAACGCTTACACGCGCAGCACACTCCGCGTCAGAAGCCCATGGGAACACAGCCTGTTCCTATGGGCTTTTTGTTTGTTCAAGGCAGTCAGGGCAACTGACCGAGAGGCCACGAGCCGAGAGGAGAGACCCGATGACTCAGGTGATCGACCATCCGACCGAGACGACCGACGCGATGGACGAAGCGGCGTTTGCCGAATCGTTCAGGGAAGAGACAGGACAGAAGCCGACGGACACGCCGGCCACCACGTCCATTTCTGCTTCCGTAGAGGCGCCTACGGTTCCCATACCTGAAGCATCGCAGGAGGCTGACGCTCCCAAGGAGGAGCCAGCGCAAGAGTACGTCCAATTGACCAAGGCTGAGCATGGGGAACTCCTGAAGATTCGGGAGTTACAGCACAAGCTCGATCAAGGCTTTGGGACGTTAGGTAACATTCAGCAGACCATCAGGCAATTACAAGAGTCTCGCACGACTGGGAAAGCCGTTGAGGTGACAGACGAGGATCTAGCCGAACTCAAGGCGGAGTTTCCAGAGTTTGCGGAACTCACCAAGAAAGCTCTCTCGCGCGTCTTGGCGAGAGTGGTACCCATGTCTGCCCCCACGGTGGACACGACGGCCATCACGCAGGCTGAAGAACGGACGATTCAGCGTGAACGGGCACAGGCGACGGCCACGCTCGATACGCTACGAGACGATTGGCGTGACGTGACCGGCACGGTGGACGAGTCAGGGAAGCTCCCTGATAACGCCTACTATCGCTGGCTCGCTACCAAACCGGCGGACTACCAGCGTCGGCTCCTCGATACCTGGAATCCGCATGTGATTGCGAAATCGATTGAGACGTTTACGAAAGTTCGCGAGGCGGAGGCCAAGCCCAAGCTGGTTCCTCCAAAAGCGAACGAACGCACGACACGTTTGACTGCCGCCGTCACGCCGAAGGGTGTGGCTCCAGGCGGTGCACCACCTGAAGAATCAGGGTTTGCCTCAGCGTTTAACGAAGAGCAGAAGGCGATGAACGCCCGCTGAGCAGCCCGCACATAAAGGAGTTTGTCCATGGGAATGCAAGCCTATACCACATCGGCGCAGAGAATTGGCCGCTTTGCCGGTCGAATCCTCGCGCATGCCATCGCACAAGAAATGCTGGCGAAGATGGGCACGCAACACTCGCTGCCTAAAAACGTCAGCGATACGATCATCTTCCGTCGCTGGTTGCCGTATGGCGCAACCGCCTCCACGTCCTCCTCGCAAAACCAGTTCTTTCAGAATGCGAACGGCGATCGTGGCAACGCGATTGTCCAGGCACATCAGACGGCGGAAGGCATTACGCCTCCGCCAGACTCCATCACGCCGCTGGATATCACCGTGGTCATGCAGCAGTACACCTGCCTGTATGGCTACACCGACAAGACTGCGGATCTGTACGAGGACGACATCCCCGCACAGATGAAGATCCAAATCAGTGAGCGGGTCACGTTCGTCAATGAACTCAAGATCTACGGCGAACTCAAGGCCGGCACGAACCAGTACTACGGCGGAGCGGCGGCGACCACCATCGGCACCGTGACGGCGCCGATCACCCTCAACATGGTGCGGCGCATCGTGAAGAATCTCGATGCGAACCATGGCAAGCCGATCAACAAGATGTTGTCGGCCTCAGACAAGTACGGCACGACACCCGTGCGCATGGGCTACACCGTCTATCATCACTCCGACCTGTCTCCTGACATTCGAGACATGGCGGGGTTTGAAGATGCGATCAAGTACGCCTCCGGGACTCCCCTTCCAGGGGAACTCGGCAAGGTGGAAGAGTTCCGCTTCATCAAGCATCCGGATCTTCCTCCGCTTCAGAACGCTGGGGCAGCGGTCGCGTCTGCGCCTGGCATGCAGAGCACGTCAGCGGTCAATATTGACGTGTATCCCTTCATCGTCTTGGCCGACGAGGCCTTTGGGCAGGTGGCGCTTCGTGGCATGGGGGCGATCAAGCCAGCCTTTTTGCCAACGGGAGTCATCGACAAAGCCGACGTGTTCGGTCAGCGTGGGTATGCCGGCGCCATGTGGTGGAAGGCCGTGGTCAGACAAAACGAAGGCTGGATGGCGACGGGCAACGTCGCGGTCAGCACGATTCCGTAATCAGGAAAGTGAGGCGTTATGATTGACACAATCAGTCGATATTTATCAGGGGTGGTCGATGGGTCCACAAGAAAGGCGCTATCGCTGATCTTGAGTCCCATGGGCGACCGCTTCTCCAGTTTCCAGGTTGGTTCAGCC